CACCAGTTTTAAATCCTGGTTTCTTTGCCGCTTTAGTGGGCATAGGTTCGCCCATTAATTTAGCTTTACGTTTTGCTATTTCAGCTTGTTTACTTTTAAATTTTGCATAAGGCTTAGTTTTTTTACCAAAACTAGCTAATTTTTTAACACCTGCTTTTAATAATTTACCTTTTGCCATTTATACCTCACTCATTTTTTCAGACTCTGGATCTAGTTTATTCATCATTTTATACATTCTTTTTGCCCCTTCCATACGACTACCATTGCCAAAGTTTTCTACTGCCTTTGCCGTCATGACAAACTCGCCGTCAGATAGTTTTGCATCAATCATATCGTCTTTAGGACCACCTGGGCCACTGACGTCGCCACCCATGTCCATGTTTAATGTTGCTATTCCTCCAGTGTTCATAAAAGATCCTTGATAAAATGGATTGTCCATCTCACCTTCTATCAGACTTTCATCAACACCGTATAAGAATGCTAATTCTTTTCTTCTTCTACGTTTAGCTGCTTCAAATTCTTCTTCCGGTGTATCACGTCCTGCATATAATCCTGCTGCTTGTGATACTGCTGTAGGTAAGAAGTTTGTTTCAAATCTACCTGTTGGTAAGCCATCTTCAGTCAATACTGCTTTACTAAATATATCTGCATCAGGCATTGTTAATGCTTTGCCTGGCACTTCTTGTGAAAATACAAATTGATCTGCAGCGCCTGTTGCGTTTGGATTTAATGTTCTAGTAAATCCTGGCATAGCATCAGCTTGATTACCTGCGTATTGATTAAGTGATGATGGACCCATCATAGCTGACTCCGGCATTCTACCAAATAAAATATCTTGTGCAGATACTGTCGGTGCTGTGTAAGGCACTGTCGTTGGTGTCATAACTGTTGTTGGTGTTTGAGATGGCATAAAGAAACCTTGATCAACATCAACTTGATCAAAAGGTATTTTTTTCATAACTGATTGTGGTCTTAGTGCTTCTTGTGTTGTAGCACCTGCATTTGCTGCGTTAAATCCTTTTGCTGCATTTGCTGCGCTTAAATATGAAAACGGTATTGACGTAAGGCCTGCTGCCATTGCTGCTTGAGCTGGTCTTCTTGATCCACTGAGTGCTGCTGTACCATAACCAAGTGCTGTTTGTTTTAATGCATTGGCCATAAGCGGTGACATATTTTTAAATAAACTCATTTTACCACCTAGTGCACCAAATGCTGGTCCTGCAACTGCAGTAAGCGCCATTGGTAGTGCCATTTGCACTATCGGGTTCTTCATTAATTTACTTAAAAATCCCATACTATCTTAATAAACTCGCTATTCCGCCACGGTTTGCTGCCATGTAATCGTCTGGATCTAAACCTGCTTCTATCATTTTTAATATTGTTCTGTAATCTGAAGGATCAACTGCTGCTTGTTCCATGCCTCCAGCCATAGGAAATTGTTCTATTTGATTAGTGTTAGGGTCTACTGTTCTAAAAATTGCATCATCATAACCTCCACCATACATTTTATTAAATTGATTAGGATTTATAGAACCTTCTGAAAAAGTTGTTCTTTGGCGTGGAGCACCCTCTAAATATCCGTATTCATCATATAATCTATTACTAGGACGAGCGTCTTCCGTTCTTCTATAAGTACCACGAATTGATGCATCTTCAGGAGAACCAAAAAAACTTTCTTCTCTACCAGGTTCCATATGAGAATATTTAAATGCTAAATCAGGTCTTCCTAACATATCTAAACCAGTAAAAGATTCTGGTTTTTGTAATGGCAATCCCCTTTCTGGCCGAGGACTCATCATTGGCCTCATAGGATTCATACCTGGCGGAGGTCTAAAAGGTTCCATTGGTCCTGGCATTGGCATTGGCATAGGTCTTGGCATTGGTGCCGGTATTGGCATTTGATATGGCATATCCTCTGGACTAAATCTAGGCATAGGTCTTGAAGGCATTCTGTTGTTTGCTATTTCTACACCTGGTTGTCTGTTGCTTGATAGCCTGTATCCTAATGAAGGGCTACTCCTTCTTTCTTCTGGTTTTCTAAATGCCATTACGAACTGCCTCCGAATATGTCTGGCAATTTGTTAACTTGAATTGCCACATCGCGTTTAATATCTTCTTTTTTTGTGCTAGTTGCAGGGTCATTTATATCATCATCTGCTTCTTTTTCATCAGCATAGACTTTCCCTGTAGTTGCGTGCTTTATGACAGTATTTGTTTCTACGTCAATTTTAGGAATTGTACTTCCTGCAATCACGGTAATGTCGTCTTTTATAGCCATTTTTTATCCTTTATGCAATGATTAACTTATCTCTAACACACTAAGAACAACATGTAAATCATTAGCGTTTTCTGCTTGTATTTTGATTATCTCTGATTCTTTCGCTATCAAAGGTGCGAGAGAACTAGTAGAAGAATCGGCAGAAAACTGGCTTGAATTACCTGCAGCCAAGAGTTCTTGTGTTGTTTTACTTTCTATATCTCTACTTAATTGTAGAGTGAAACTTGTGCTATCTGTATCTACTAAATACAAAGATACCTCACAATTATTAGAAGCATCGACATTAGCCACACGCACAGACTTTATTATAGCTGTTGTTTGTGCAGGCACAGTATACAATGTTGTTAAATTTGTCGTTGATAAAACTACTTTATAATTTGTGTATACGTTTGCCATTACGATAAAAACCAAGTTACAGCTTCAGATTCATCTCTAAGTGGTTCTGAAGTATATGTGTTATTTAGTGCAAAAATTAATTGTTCTAATGTCTGTACCATTTGTGACATTTGAGATTGATCATATTCTTCTCTTGCCTGTGGTATTATAGGTATTGTTATCTTAGTCATTATCCACCCCTCATACCATCTGGTTTACCGTCAACTCTAAGTGTGCCATAACGCCACTTATCATCAACAGCATCACTTGATACACGCAGTGCAAGTTGTCTGCCTCGTATACGTGTGTCTTGTTTTGTTGTGCTTGTTGTTATAGTAAAAGGTCCGTGTGTTTTTTGTGTGGCCGATGGATATGGTCTTGATTTTACTGTTACATCTACCTCACCTGTTTGATTTTTAAAATCAGGTATAAATCTAGATATAGATAAAAATTGATCACCATCACCAACATCAATATCACCTGATTCTATATGACAATTCATTGCTGCACCATCGTTGTTCACACCTTCTTCATGTAAATATATAAGTGTTCTTCCTTCTTTAACGCCATTAATTGTAGATATAGTATCAGTGGTAGCACCAGCTTCAAACTCTGCTGCGTATGGATTTGAATACACACCACGATCTGCCCAAGAGCTACGTGCTAATGTTCCTATGTACCATATCTTTTCAGCATAATTGTATGTCACGTTTCTATCTATTTGTGTGGAATTCTTAGATGGATAAAACCATATTACTTCATTAAAATCAGAATTAACAGCACAGAATACATCACCCAATGCGTTGTTGTTTATGTCATCAAAAACATAATCTTGCACACTACACGGTATTTTTTTAACTGCACCATCAAATAAGAAAAAAGAATCATTACCCATCCAGTATGCTATACCGTTTACATCTACTGCAGCATTGATACCTACAGCTCCACAGTTTGTACCTAGTTGTCTAAATCCAAAAGTAAAAGGTGGGCCAATAAATTGCATTTGATACAAAGCAGTATCAGTGTAAATTAATATAACACCTCTAGATCTAACAGCTGCATTTATTTGATTACCATCTGTAAGTCTCTGTGATCCAGCTGTGTTAGTAGCGGTTGGTGTCCATGTTGCCGGATCTTCTTGATCTGAAAAACGTATAAACATATTATCTTGTGTAGATGATGTGCCTATGGTTGTTTCTGTTCCAAAACAAATAACGTGCCTATCATCACCAGATACTAACATAAATCTAGATTTAGTTGGCGCATTAGCAACATTAGTTCTTGCTGCTAAATTACTTGATAATCCACTTGAAGTGTCCCAATAATAAAGACTACCATTAAATTGTTGTGCTAATACATCTTCACCCCAGTTATCTAAAGCCCATTTACCAGATTGTAATAAAACACCATCAGCACCTGTTAAACCTTCACGGGAAGAATCCCATGTTGATGCGTTCCAAGTACCAGCACCCCACCCATATCCATATATAGATGTAGGTAATCCTGTGTTTATTTGGTAGGTAGCGTTAGCTGTAGCGCCAGTTGCATCAGAACTAGCTGCAGCACCGGCAATTATTGTATAAGTATTACCAGTAGGAACTGTTTGTATCTCAAACTCACCTTGTAAATTTGCTGCTGATATACCCCCCACGGCACCACTTACACTAGCTATTGTAACAAAATCACCTATCAGTGCACCGTGGCTAGAATCAGTTACAATTACAGAAGTAGATCCGTTTGTTGTTTCAAACTGTGTTATGTTACCTGTGCCAGTAGCACGTGTAGGTGTGATGTCGGCGTAGCTACCCTCTGAGTATGCGTATAATTTTTTGTTTGTACCATATACAGCATAGTTTACACCTTTAAGATCTGAGTAAGTTAGTATAGCACGAGTAGCACCAAGCAATGCATCACTTGTTACTTTTTCCCAACCACCTATTTTTTCTGGTTGACCATAACGAAAACGAATATTATCGCCATCTACCCATCTACCTTCTGCACCGTACTCGGTGTTTTGTTTATCTATGCCTGGGGCAATTTGTAGTTTAGTTAGTGGCATAGAATGGTATCCAGTAATCTGTGCCATTTATATTGACACGAATATGACCTGTTAGCGATCCTACACTTGTATCTGTGGTAATACTTTTTGTTTGATCTGATCCACTTGTGCCGTCAAATCTTATAAACTCTTGATCTGTATCATCTTGATCTAAAGTTAAACAAGCAACAGCTCCAGAAGAATTTGCTTGATTAATAGTTACAAGCGCACTTGTTGGAGAAGATGTTCCAAAACCTATTTTATCAGCAGAACCATCGGCAAAGAAAGCGTGTGTTAATGTATTTGTTTCTATTCTAAAATCAAGAGACGCACTAGAATCATTAAATGTAAAACTACCGCCATCAAAGTCAACGTTACCAGTTGCTTTTACACCACCAACAACATCTAATTCAGTAGAAGGTGAGTTTGTTTTTATACCAACACGGTCGTTACCTGCATCTGTAAATAATAAGTTTGCATCACCGTTACCTTCAATTCTAAAATCAAGGTCAGCAGATGATTCGTTAAATACAAACGTGCCTCCGTCAAGTGACACATTGCCAGCTACTGCTAATGTTCCATTTGCAGTTATATTACCAGCATCAGCCAACACATCAAACATGGTAGAACCATCCGTATATAAAATGTGTTTTGATCCTGCTACAAGATTTGCTGCTGTTCCACCTGCAGGTTTAAAACCTAAAGTGTTGTTGCCCATGGTTGTTGCATTGTCAACAATGTACCATGTTTCCACAGCTTCACACTGTATTGTAGTATCGCCAGATAGTGTGCCTGTTAATTTTATAATAGCGTTACTTTGTTCATCTGCTGTCGTACCGTCTGTTGCTGTTAGTGAATCTGTTGTACTTGCGATTGCTACAGATACGTAACCCTTAATTGCTGATTCTAATTTTTGTAAATTGTTATTTGTTTTAGTACCCCAAGATCCCGAGTTTTCACCAGTTGCCTGTAGTTCTAAATTTAATGAACTTGAATATGTTGATGCCATTTTATCTCCTTAATCCGTTGATCCTGGTTCTACGTCCGTATATGATGCTGTCATACTATCATCTATTTCACTCCAAATAAAGAAATCTGGTTCACCGACAGATAATGATATAAGATTTTGAAAAGCTTCTCCAAAAGCTGTTTCATCACCAATACTAAATGTTAATTGACCTGCACTTGTTACATCCACATCTGCCCCACCAGTTGCTACCTCAGTTCCTA